TCCTGGTAGTGGCCCGGATGGTCTCGAAGCTGATGTCGATGTAGACGTCGGGGATGAGCTTGTTCGCCTCAGAGTCGTAGTAATACGAGCACCTGACGAGGAAGCCCAAGGTTGTGGCCGCAGCGAACGTGAAGTTCGTGATCTGGCCGGTCTGGTAGTTGATAGCTCCCGAGGCCGCGCCGGTGAATCCGCCAGCGCCGTCATCGGTGTGGCTCTGCGCCACGGTGCCGGTCGCCGGATCGAACTCCTCCATGACGACCGAGACGCTCGAAGCCGTATCGAGGGGCCGGACCGGGTTGTACTGAAGGATTGCGCTTCCCGGATTGGCGCCGCTCCACGTCGGGCCTGCGGCCACGACAGCAAGCTGCTCCTCCTCGATGAACTCCGAAGAGTAGTGCTCATCGAAGTTCTGGATGAGGTTGGAGCCAGCAGCCGTGGTCCCCTTGGACTTGCCGTGGACGTACTCGAAGAAGAAGACCGCGCCCACGGGGGCGGTCATCGGCTGGACGCTCACGATCTCGTTCGCGATGAGGTTGGGGAACACCCGCCTCAGCACGGGGAAGATGTACTTCGTGTAGATGCCGGCGTTCGTGGAAAGCGTGTCCTCGTTGAGCTGACGCCGCATGTCCATGAACTGGTTCTCGAAGAGCATCGCCATCACCTTGCGGGTGTATGGCTCGTTGACGCCCTTGAGGAACCGGCCCCACTTCTCGACCAACTGACCGGTGTAGCTCTCGTCTTGAATGCTCTGGGCTCCCGCCTCTGTGAGCATGTTTCGTTGTTCCATGACCCCTTTCCCTTTCTCCGTCGCCCTGTCGCTAGGACTCCAGGCCCCTGGTCCCGGCAAGCTCTTCGAACTCCTCTTCGTTGAGGTCGAGTCCGATGGCCTTCAACGGGTCCGTTGCCTGACCGTTGTCTCCTCGGTTCTTGCCGCCGCCGAAGGTGTCTTCCTCCAACGACCTCTCCTTGCCCTTCGCAACCCTGGCGCGGATACGCTGGGCTTCGTCATCATCACGGATCCTGACAGGCGGTGCCGCCTCGAATCCGTCGATGATACGCTGGGCCTCCTCCACGGAGCCAGCGCCCTCACACAGACTCCGCAACTTGTCACCATCCGGGTGACTTGCTGCGAGCCCCTCGACGAAGCCCTCCACTTGGGCATGCTCGGCGATGTCGATGGCCTTGTGGGTGCGCTCGTTGGCCTCCTTCACCTGCTTCGCGGAGTCCTTGGCACTCTCCTCGGCCTTGTCCAGACGGGCCTCAAGCTCCTGCATCTTCGTCGCAAGAACCTCCTTGGCCTCATTCTCCTCGCCGATGTTGTCGTCCTTCGCGGACGAAAGCTCCTTGCTCACGGCGTCGATGCGAGCGTCGAGAGCCTCTGTGGTCTCGTACTGCATGACGTCGCCAATGATCTTGATGATGGCCTCGCGGGAACTCTCGCCAGCCAACTTCCGCTCGATGTGAAGCCGGTAGGCGGCCTCCTTGGCGAGCTTGCCCAGCTCGGTACCCTCGGCCTTCGCAGCCTGGATATCAAGCTCACGCTCGGCAAGCTCGTCCTTCAGCCGCTTGATCTCGGTGTCCTTCTCCTCGACCTCCTGCTGGTGAGCTACGGGGCTCCCAAAGGAGTGGACCATCGACGCAATGCGCTCGACGATCTGGACCGCGCTGGCCACCTCGGGGTCGGACAACATCTCACTGCGAACACGCTCCTCGGCCGCCTCGGTGAGTTGCTCCACCTGACGGCGAAGCTCCCCGGCAAACCGATCCTTGAGGCGTCCCTCGACCCTTGACTCGATGTCGACCAACGTCTCCTGGGTCAACTCCTTGACCAGACCAGGATAGTTCTCCTTCAACTGCACCAGGGTCAGCCCCATGTCATCCTCCGGAATCCGCTGACGCTCCTCATGGAACACCTGCGGGTAGGCGGTCTTCGTTGCAGGGTCCGCGACGAAATCGAACGTGTCGAGCCGGAAATCCTCTTGGACCTCCTCATTACCCTCAGCGTTAGTCTTGGTGGACCCGAAACCACGAGAGGAGACACCAACCTTGGCGCCAGCCTCCATGATGGTCTTGAGAATTCGTCCGTTTGGAGTGTCGAGAATCTCAGCCTCTCCGATAACGGAATTGCCCTCAACCTTGAGGCCGGTCAAAATGTGGCTGACCCGCTGAAGTCTGGTGCGACCATCGGCAGGATGATCAAGCTCACCGAAGGTCCGGCGGTCACTCATCGCCTCGGAAATCCGACCGATCTCACGACGCCACAGGTGACTCCTGTAGAGGCGCTTGTTCTCAGTCGCCTTGTCGGAACGAGCAAACTCACCCCTCGCGATGATCTTCCCCTTCTTGGTCGGGTCCGTGGACTCTTCCAGGGTGAAGGACATCAGAGGAATGGTGTCAATGAGGATCTCTGCCATCGTCGACCTACCTCGACCGAATTTCGCTAGAGCGGAACTTGGACCTGGCGAGTAGGTCCCCGTGCCTCTGCTTCGGGCGCTTCCGTTTGGGGAACATCTTCCGCTCGCCCTTCCGCTCGAACCCTATCCGATCCCTCAGCGTTCCCCCGAATCCCAAGATCTCCCGCCGAACACTACGTCGCCGCAGTTTGGCGACTTCCAACAGGAGATCTACGGGAATCAGGTTCATCTCCACCACACGTCAGGCGACGAAGAACGCCTACTCCTCGTCGTCGTCGTCGTCGAAGAAGAAGTCCTCGTCGTCCTCGTCGATGTCGTCGTCCTCGTCCTCGTCGATGTCCTCAACGAGTCCGTTCTCGATGCCCATCTCGATGGCCTCGAAAAGGCTTGGCTCGCCGAGGTTCTCGTGGGCCGACATGGCCTTGGAGACACCCTCCAGCAGAGAGGAGAGCTTGGCCTCGATCTCCTCGGTGACGTCGCCTCCGTTCGCCTCGATGGCCTCGGAGAGGGTCGCGGCCGAGTCGCTCATGGAGCGGAGCATCTCACCAGCCTCAGCGTCGCCGACGGACTCGAAGATCTCGCCGAGAAGCAGAGCGAGATAACCAGCGTTGAGAGCGGCCTCCTCGTAGGGGCTGGGCTCTCCTGTCGTGACGCCGCTCGCCTCCAGATCCTCGCGGAGGTTGGCGAGCGCCGAAGAGACGTCGCTCTGCCAGATGGCCTGCCTGCCCTTCTTGGCCGGCTTGCGCTTGCGGACCTTCGCGCGCTTCTTGATCTTCGACGCGAACCGCTTGCGGTACATGCGAGAGGCGGCCCGGAGAGTGCCACGCTTGTGCATTCGCGTGGCCTTCTCGACGCGCTTCTCCTTCTGCGTCACCTTGACGAGCTTCTTCTTGCCCTTGACCTTCTTGATCCGGTATCCGCGCTTGCGGAAGACGAGCTTCTTCTCCAAAAGCTCATCGTCGACGTCATCGTCGAACTCCATGGATTCGAGCTGCTCGTCGGTGTACTCACCCTCCGACTCGTCGTCGTCCTCGAAGAAGAGGTCGTCGTCGTTCACCTCGGGATCGGCCTCGGCCACGGCCTCGGCTTCCTCCACGAGATGGGCACCGCTGGTCAGCGGGCTGCCGCCGTCAATGAGTTTGCCGGACACTCGCTCGATGTCGCCCATCACCTTGTCAGGGTCGAGCCCAAGCTCCTCAAGCTCTTCCGACAGCGGACGGACATGCACGTCCCTTCGATTGAACATTCCCCTCGACCTCCCTACCTACGCCTCGTGAGGCGCCTCGAATCGACGGGCGAACTTCGATGCGAAAGCCGCCGCCAGACCCATTTCCCTCGCCCTCGCCGCCACACCGTCGTGGATCCGCGCAAGGCTGCCCACCGACCCGTCCTCAGACACCGAGAGGGCATCCTCGACAAGCCCGGTCGTCGCGTCCAGATCATCGGCATACAAGTCCACGAACTCGACGAAGTCACTCGACGCCATTTCGGCATCGGCCTCCCCCTCAGTTCGCAACGTGTAGCCACCGTCCACCTGCCTGGCTGAAGAGATCTCGCCCTGCATGATAGCCAAGCTGTCATGGAGCTTCCGAAGACGCGAACGGACCGCCGATCTCATCTGGTCCTCGTTCTCCGAAATCTCAATGACGTCTTCGAACCTCGGCTTGGGAAGCTCCCGGTTGGCCTCGGCCCCGACGAAACCCGAGATGGACTCCTCGTTGTCACGAATGGCGTCAACCCATCCGCAGTCAGTGCTGAGGAACTCCACGAGATCATCCTCAACCCCCTCGGCGGTGAGCCTCACGCCTGAGGAAACGAGATTGAAGAGGGAGGAGACACGCTTCGTGGCCTCGTCATGGTCACCAGCCAACATGGCTTCGACGGCGCGATGGGCCTCGGTCCGGGTGTCCTCTCCAAGCTGTGAGGCCTCCTTGACCGGCACGGCGATCTTTTTGACCTCTCCGATGGCAAAGTCGCCGTCATCGCCACGACCATACTCGATGCGGAAGAACTCGCCATTCTCGTTCATCACGATGGCGTGTCCAGCAAAGGTCCCGATGGTGCGGATCTCGACGTCCCCCCCGCCAAACAACTCGGGGTGGGCCGCGACAGCCTCGTCAACGCGCTCCATCGACGCCTCGAAGCTCCCTTCAAGAAGCTTGGCAAGGAAGTCGGCATCTACGAGCTTTTTCGCCATGACACCCAAGTAAGTAAGTCAGCCTCAGTATGTTGGCTAACCTACGGCTATGATAGCGCGTCTGTCAAGCAGTCGTTGCCCTAGTAAGAGCTTGACGCCTGAGAATCACGCATCGCCCGACGGACCTCCATGAGCAAACCTTGTGTCTCCCTGATCCGCTTGCTGAGGCCCACATTTTCACTCAAAAGGCGGTCGAGCTTCTCTGCTGCTCGTCGCTCACTCGCCCCGTTTCCTTTTTCGAATTCATGCTTCCAGTTGTACCGAGGCACTGCCTTGATGAGACGCGACAGCCGCATCTCCATCTGCCGCACCTCGGACAAAGCAGGAGCACCACCTGATGCTACCTCGTCACCAGTCGCAGCCTCCACACCGCCACCACCGCCACCCATTGCTGCATTCTGAAGCATCTGGATCTGAGCATCCACCTGGCCACGCTTGAGCAGCTCCTCGTTCCTCTCTTCCATGACCTTGGCGGCCTCATCTTCACTGAACTTGAAGAGGTGGACAAGAAGCCAACGGGTGCTCACCTGCTCACTCATCTGCGTAGACAACTGAGCAGTGGTGTTCATGACCTCCATGCGAGCCAGTTCAAGAATCTGGCTCGGCACGCTCATTCGGATGTCGTAGTCGATCTTGTCCGGATCGGAACCCTTCGCGATGAGGTGAATCCTCATGGCCTTGCGGTAGCCACCGCGCTCAACCCTCTGAATCCGCATCACTGTGCGAGCGAAACGAATGTCCTCGGACGACAGCGCGCCCCGCATCGGCTCGCCGCCGTAGCCCATGTAGGCCTTCGGAATCTTCAGAGCCGCAACGAGCTTGTCTCGGTGGTATTCAAGGCTGTCCGTCTCGGTGTAGTCCGGACCCTGGATGACCTCGATTTCGGTCGTGCGCTTGCCCCCGCGCACGGGCACGAAAAAGTCCTCGTCGTGCGCCAGCGGGTTGTAGCGCATGTCGAGCTTGCCGGTGCTCGGATTGACGAACTTCTTCCTCGTGAAGGCGTTCTTGACCCGATTGACGTGGGCAAGACCGCGCTCTGCATCAAGCTCGCCGACGTCGATATAGAAGGCATACCGACTCGGAGCACGCTCTAGCTTGTAGATGAGGAGAGCGTCTTCGAGAAGGGAGAGGCGCTTCCAGATCCAACGGGCCGGATCGATGACGGCATGCCCATAAATGCTGCGAAGGTGCTTACCCCTGAGACGCCAGTGAATGATCTCCCAATCCTCGAAAACTGACAGCTCGCCCGGGGCTCGACCACGGATGACCTCAGAAGCCTCACCACGCTGCTGGGCGAGCGTGTAGAAGTCCTCCAGTGAAATGTTGAACTCTCCTCGGACGTCTTGGATGAAGCCAAGTAGCTGGCCCCTGGGGCTCTCTACGCGCCGGACCGTCGGAGGTGGCAAGTAGTTGATGCCGATCAGACCGGTATCGTCGACCAGGCACTCACCGAAGCTATTTCCGTACTTGCAAAGGGTCCGGGTGTTACCCCAAATGTCGTCCTCGATGAGAAGCTTCTTGTGCAACACATCATTGAGTTCGTCGGCAACGGCCTTGTCCTTGGAGACAGCCCAGATGGCCTGCTCCTTGTCGAGGTCCGGGGTGCAAGAATCGTCAGCGTAGATGTCGAGCGCCACCGAAATCTCGGGGTACTCATCCATCTCCTCGGCGTCGGTGTAGCGCGCCTGAAGATCTTGATCGATTCGGAGGTGCTCGGCGAGGGTGTCATAGCCAAACTGGCTGACGAGGGTGTACGGCATCCCAGCACGCTCAACCGATGGCGTGCCGCCTCTCCTGAGGTCGAAAGCTGCTTGCTGCGACGACCGAGCGAAAAAGGAACGAACGGCCTGCCCCGCTCCCTTTGCGAACCCCTCAAAGAGCCCTGTTCTCTTGTCTGCCACTCTACAGACCTACCCCTTGACGAACGGCATCGGATGGCCCTGCGACCCGATGCCTCCCGTTCCTGTGATGCTCGGTGGCTTCTTCGGTTTTCCTTCTGCCTTCACGAGCACACGACCCTCGGTGACCCATGAATCGTCCTGCTTCTCATCAAATCCCTCGCGTGTACTCATCATTGGAGGCATCGGTCGTCCTGGAACTCGCTGCGTGAGAGAGTACACCACTCCGGCTACTGCGTCAGCGACATCCTTCGAACCAGGCGACCCATCCGGATTCCTCTTGGGATGGTCGATCTTGACCCTTCCTCGACCGCTAGGCACCCGCTGAAGCGTCCGGAACTCCCGAAGGGCTATCTCATGCCGACTCATTCTGAAGCGGTCCTCGTACATCGCCGCCTTCAGCACGTCGTATGGCTCCGATGTCCTATCGACGCTGACCACCTCGGCCTCGATGCCGTGCTTCTTCAACTGCTGGATGGTGTCGACCGACTGGAAGCTGTCGAGGGAGACGTAGCCGATCTGGAACCCGTGCTCGATGAACTGGTAGATGATCCCCCTGAGATCAGAGAGCATGATCTCGTCGCCAGGCGGCGGGACGACCTGTAGCACGAGGTCCGTCTCGATACGCGGTGCAAGCTCGTTGTACTCATCACCTGCGGCGTCCCTCCGAACCACCTCGGTCCAACCAGCGATGTGAGCGATGCAGATGCCCGAGCTATCGGCCGTCAACGACGGGTCGATATGGACGTACCTGACGGCCCCGGGGTGCCTCTTCGGCCTCCAGGCAGGCTCCTCGTAACCACCCGGCAACCGCCGCTGGTACTGCTTGGCGACGATGTGCCACTGGATGGGCAACGGGGTGTTGGCGACCCAACTTTCGAGAGCCTCTCCACCATCCTCGTACCCAATGGGGTTGAGCAACGTATCGTCCTGCGAATCGTAGACCTTCTCGGTGCGGTTCATGTACTGGCTGATGACGTCAGTAGCAACGCCAGCGATGTCCCGCAGGGCTCCGTCGATGTCAGCCAAAAAATCGTTGCGATAGTCCTCTGGCACAGAAACGATCTGGAGGTCGAGATCCCGATACCTCTGCTCCTCCTCAGAATCCTCACCAGAAATGACACGACTGGCAACGCGCTCATTGCCGACGACGACCTTGAAAAACTTGCCGCTGAACTTCTCGGCTGGATGCACATCCCAGGTCGCGTACTCCCGAACGAACACCATGGGGTCATCGGTCTCTTTGGCCTGCTTGACCCGCTTTTCAATAAAGGCCGCCGGTCTCTCCTTCGAGGACGCCAGGATGAGAACCCCAGGCAGCCGACCAACCCGCTGGAACCTGCTCTTCATGCGACGGATAATGCTCTTGTAGATGGCCTCGCCCTGGTCGACCAGCACCTCCCGTCCAAGTCGGTCGAGTTGCTTCGATTCACCAAGGAAGCTCGACTCGTCGATGAGCCCCGAGAAAACATTGAGGCCAATCATTGCCGACGAGGTAGTCGAACCCGCAACCACCTGTATATTATTTGGAAAACGAACCTCTAGCTGGCTCGGCGCCTCCTTCGACGGAAAATGCTCCTTGAAGTAGCTGGAGTGCCGAATCTTGCCGATCAACTCGTTGATGACGACCCGCTTGGCCACGCGCTCCGTGACCGAGATCATCGCGACGTAGATGTGGCTTCCAATGTCGATGCCATAGGCCCTCTGCGGGTTCTTGAGACACGACATCTGATAGAGCACATAGGTCATTGCCGTCGTCGAGAAGAAGCTCTTTCCCCACCCAAGACTTCCCCCGAGGGTCGCTTCCTCATAGTTCCCGTTGAAGAGATACACGAGGTCATCAGCGAGAGCAGGCCACAACGAAGCGCCGGTCTCGCCAAGGAAATACGGCTCAGTCAGGAAGGTCCGGATATCGACAGGAGCCACCCGATACTCGGCCTCAGACAAGGACTCGTATGGCTCACTCTCCTTGGAAACGAGAGAGGCATAGACCTCCTTGAGCGCAAACTGCTCCTCGGATGGTAGCCGCGCAATGTCCTCCTCAAGGATGCGAAGCTCCTCCTCGTCCGTCCGGACGGACTTGGGTCGACCATTGACGTCAAGGATGGTCACAGAGGGCTACTCGCCAGACGCAGCATCTAGATCAGGGATGTCTCGACCACCCTTGATGAGCTTCATTCGCTCGATGATGGAAACGACTCGACGCCTCGACGCCGGCTTCGCCAGCACCCTCGCCGTCTCCTTGGAGTAGCCCTTGATGTCGAGCTTCTCGTGGGACAGACCGGAACCCATGATGGCCCTGATCCGTTCGTCCTCCTTGCCGTGAAGCTCTAGGAGCTTGCCGAGAACGAGGAACTCCCGACCGGTCATCTCGAAGGGGAAGCCAGTGTCCTGCTCCTTGTCGAGGATGAGGTCCACCCGGTCACGAGCAGCCAAGTAGGCACACTCCAGCTCCAGTAGCCGTTCGATGCCCTTGCGAACCCGGTCATACTGAGACGTGGCAAGCTTGCCCACGCGGCGACACCCGACGTGGACGATAGCGGCCTCCCGCGCACCGCCATCATCCTCCTTGGCCTCCTCATCCTCCTCGGCCTCTTCGATACTCTCCTGGAGAGAAACACGCCGCTCCTTGAGCCGCCGCACGAGGGTCTGCGTCTTGACGTCTTCCAGTTCCTCAAGGGCCTGTTGGATGAACTTCGCCACATCGACGCAGGACGAACCCTCCATCAACATATCGTCGATGTCCTCGATGGAGCGCAGTTCCCCGATGCGCTCGGCGACCGTTGGTTTGCTCGTAAAACGTGGCTTGTTGGTTGTCATGGTCACCTGCCATTATTGACAGTGCGACATTGTACGTCAAGCGAATGGGCAACACGTTGCCCATCGAGGTGTAGGCTAGTGTCAGATGGCGTTGGTGCCGCCGAATTCGGGGTCGTCGGCCCACGGAAGCATCTTGGAGAGGTTGTGCTTGATGGCCTCCTCGATGGATTCGGCCTCCTCGGCCTGGGCCTTGGCCTGCGGCGGCAGCATGTAGACGTAAATGCGCCGCCGCCTGGCTCTGGCGAGCTTCCCCTCCTTCACCATCTTCGAGAGCATGGCCGTGACCTTCTCAGGCCTCAGGCTGAAGCTGGAGGCCAGGACACCGACGGAAACCTCGTGACCAGTCTTCTTCATGTAGGCCAACAAGGACCCCGGCGTGAGCTTCTCTTCCTCGATGGCTCCGACGGATTCAGCGACCTTCTTGCGATACTTCGAAAGGAACTTGCCGACCACCCTGGCGATGTCGTCGTACGAGTCCTTGCCGGGCTCCGTGATGCCCTTCTTCTTCATTACCGCAACGGCACTCGCCATCTGCTTCTCGGAGAGCCAAGGTCCACCCTGCGACCGAACCATCTGACCGATGGCCTTCTCCAGGGGTGTCTTCGCCTTGTAGGTCACGTTCGCCTCCTCTAGACCCTGGCCTCGTCAAGGGACTCCACACGCCGCTGGAGAGCGTTGATGGCAGCCTCAACCGAGGGGGCAGTCCCGAGCTTCTTGCTGCCCTTGTAGACGTCCCAACGACCACCACCGACGCCGCCCGAAGAAGCCGAGATGACGAATGGGCCCTTCGTGTACTCGATGCCCCACTTCGTCTCCTTGCGCTTCCAGCCTGGATAACCCTTGGCCTCGTCGAGAGACTCGTACTGCGACTTGAACGGAGGCGACGGCCTTCCACTGATCTCCCAGGAGGAATCATTTTCCCATTTCACCGCATTCATCATCGCCGCAATGATGGACATGGTGTTGAAAGCACCCTTGACGTTGTAGGTGGTCTCCACCTTGCCTTGCTTGGTGACCTTGGCGACCTTCCTGGCATCAGGATTCAGCTTGAAGTAAGCCCATTCTTTCCTGGGATGATTACGCCTCAAAGCGATGATGCCACCCTTGAGGAGCTTGGCATGATCGACCTCGTATACTCGCGTGCCCAAGAAATGAAACAACTCCTTCATCGACAAGCCCTTGGTCATGCCCTCGTCGAGAGACTCGTACTTCGACTTGAACGGAGGACCCGGCTTTCCGCTCATCTCCCAATCGCCCTCGATGGCCCACTTCGTAAGCCCTGCCATCGCCGGGACAATACCCATGAAGTCCATCGACCGAACCTTGACAGTCTTCTGGATACCACCCTGCTTGGTGACTCTGCTCACCGTCCCCTTGCTGAGGTCCAGCTTGAAATAAGCCCACTCCGGAGTCCGTGAGTCACGCCTGACGGCGATGATGCCACTCTTCAGGAGCTTCGCATGATCGAACTCGAAAACCCGGGTGCCAAGGTCTTTGAGCAACTCCTTCATCGAACCCTTGAGCTTGGCCTCCGTGATCTGGGTCTCCTCGGCCAGGCGGTACCTCGGATTCTTGCCCATGGGGCCAGGCGCAGTGCCCGGCTTCTTATCGAGGATGCCGCTCTTGGTCATCGCTTCGAGAGACCTTATCACCTGACCAAACTCTACAGGCCTATTGGACTTCAGACGCATGGCGTCATTTGCGTCGAGCCACGGATTTCGTCCACCCGAAGACAGAACACCCTTCTGGAAGAAGGCGTAGATGTCTTTCTGGATCTGACCCTTCGGCTTACCGGCAACCCGCATCCCGGTTTTCTTGGCCACGTCCTTCGGCGTCGGAACCTTCGTCGCCTTGACGATCTTCGCCTTCCCCTTCTTCACCATCTTGGCGACGAGCTTCGAGATGATCTTCTTGTCACCTCCACGACGCATGTAGATCAGGTGGCTCCGACCACTCTGGCCCGGGAAGTCCTTGCCGCGCATCCGGTCGAACTCGATGGAGGAATCCGGACCTTCAAGCGAGAACTCACCGAACCCCATGTGCTTCACCACGAAGCCAGGGATCATCCCGGTGACGTTGTTGATGAAGGCGGTATCGACGTACGTGTTCTTGCCATCCCTGTAGACGGTGCCGCTGTAGGCCTCTTCGAGCGCCCCCATCTCCTTCAGGAAACGAACGTTGCTCGGAGTCGGGCGTGCCGTCTGACCGTTGTCCAGCGCGTACTCACCAGCAGCACGCCGATGCTCCAACGACACGATCTCCTCAAACATGGAATCCGCCCCAGGAATACGATTGTCCATCACGCCCTCCACCGACCCTTCCTCACCCAGAAGCAATGCCAAGTCGACCAGCGACGATCTTGACTCGCCCC